AAAGGCAGTATTAAAAATGCCTGGGCGATGGAGGGGAATAGCCAACCCAGACCCGGACGCTGAAGGAAAACTCTGGAAACCCGATTTAATGCGTATCACAACGGAAAACCAATCAGAACTAAAAAAAGCCATGTTTGAGGATGAGTGATGGAATTGTATTGGTGGCTGGTAGCAATCGAAATAATAAAAACAAGACTAGACACAAGATCTAGTTAGAGTGCGAAAAGAGATGACGGGAGAGAAGGACGATCAGTGAATAAATGCGTCGAAATACAAGGCCCCATAGGTAGGTGTTATAAATTGGGCTCATGCAAGATCATTGTCTCAATTGATGATGGACTAGAACATCTAAGCATCTCGCATAACAACCGCTATCCACGTTGGAACGAAATCAAACAGGCTAGGTATGAGCTATTGGACAAAGAGAAAAATTACGCCATGTATTTCCCGCCAGAAAAGGACTACTGTAACGTGCATGAAAACTGTTTTCACCTGTTCGAGGTAAGGGAGTGATGTTAGAGAGCTGCCCATTTTGTGGATCCAATGCAGAGTATGAGTTTGATTCAGGATCTTACGGATACAGACATTCTACAGTGCACGTAAAATGCACGAAATGTTTTGCAAAAACAGACACGGAACAAACTGAGAACTGGGAACGTGGCAGAGGCATGTATAGCACGAAAGATGAAGCAGTCAAAACAGTAACAAAAAAATGGAATGATAGAGCACCTCAAAGGAATGATAGAGAACTCAAGCGATAAGATTTGTCGCTCTCCTGCAATGGAAAATTTGTCTATAGTATACCTGAAGAAGCAGGGGACAACGACAATGAGCGCACCAATACCACCGTTACAGCTCGACGGACACCGAGAGAAGGCAAGCACCATTTGCCAAGTCATTTGCAAGAGTACGTGCTGTAGTGCGACAAGCGGTGACCATGATCACCAAGATGCTGATATCGATGTTAATGTTGAAACCACAGAGCAAAAAACGTGCTTCACTGCAAAGCGATGCTGTATCATCATGTGACGAGGTGATGGTATGCAACATATTCGAAAGAAAAGCACTCAGGGATGGAGAGAGATCGGAGGAAAGCGCTGCTATTTTCGATCACGATGGGAAGCGAACTACGCGCGTACTCTCCAGTTCCTCAAAGAATATGAAAAGATAGCTGATTGGGAGCATGAGCCGGAAACGTTTTGGTTTGAGGCAATTAAGCGGGGCGTGCGCTCATACAAGCCAGACTTCAGAATAACAGAACTAGACGGCTCTCATAGGTGGGTTGAGGTGAAAGGGTACTATGACGCTAAATCCCTGACAAAAATCAAAAGATTTCGTAAATACTATCCTAACGAACAACTCACACTCATAGACTCAAAATGGTTTCAGAAAAACAACCGGAAGATGCGTTCACTCATTCAAGATTGGGAGAGAGATTAATTGGGCAACTTTGTCTTACATGTGCGTTTGAGTCTGGAGGTAAAAATCACGGCATGAATATGAGCCTCCTTCGATGGGCAAAGTGCGATAAGTGTAGCAGAACACGTACAGTTATAGCCCCTCACCATGTTGGCCTAGACAATCACGGAAAGGCGATTGAACAGCAGGAATGGAATGATGTTCCTCCAGTGCACCCTTGCTAACTAGTCATTGGTTTTTAACGAAACGTGTGTCAAAGTAAAGTTGTGAAATACGGAGAGACACGATGAGCGGAAGCGGCAGTGTTCAACTTGATGGAACAAAGACACCACAAACTATTCAGGCCTCAGATTCGTTCAGCATCGATGCGTTTGGAAGATGGCGAGTGTCAGATCCTGCAACCATCTTTGATTCTAAGAACATCTTCAACGATCCTGATCTTGCTTCTAGCGTAGAAAACCTTCCGCTATTCTTCGTTAATGACGCTTTATCCGGATCAGGTACATCTACGGAATATCGAGAAGATGAAGCATCTCAACGGTTATCTGTCAGTAATACTACAGCAGGAGCGCGAGCAAGACGCACTAGGCAACGCTTTAATTACCAACCTGGTAAATCACAAGAGATCCTTGTTACTTTCAACATGATCTCGGAAGACGCTAATATTTCCAAAAAAGCAGGGTATTTCGACGCGAATAACGGACTGTACTTCGAATTGGATGGCTCAGATCCGTATCTAGTTAGGCGAACGTCAACATCTGGCTCAGCGGTTAACAATAGAGTTGCTCAAGCATCGTGGAACATTGACCCTTTTGATGGAACAGGACCATCAGGCGTTACACTAGACTTCACAAAGACTCAAATCCTCTTTATCGACTTTGAGTGGTTGGGAGTCGGGCGCGTGCGAATGGGGTTTGTTGTGGATGGAAAGATCTACTACGCTCACACGTTTGATAATGCCAACAATCTTACCGTTGTCTATATGACTACTCCGAATCTCCCGATTTGCTGGGAAATAGAGAACGATGGATCAGGAGCAGCAAGCTCGATCGATTGTATATGTTGTTCTGTAATCTCTGAAGGCGGTATCGAACCCACAGGACAAGTAAGAGCAGCACACGCAACGGCAGCATGTAACGCAAACACGGCTGGTGTCGTCTATGCTTCAATGGGAATACGACTAAAGTCAGCTTATATCGGGCAATCCGTTGATATCATCCAAGCAAACTTAATGGAAGTCACTGGATCAGACAATCTTGTATGGACACTTAAGTTTAATCCAACGGTCGCCGGCACATTCACATATTCGGGTATTAGTCAGTCAGCAGTTGAAACAGCATTCGGAGACACAGCAAATACAGTTACTGGTGGATACGATTTAGCAACTGGGTTCTTTAACTCGGCGAACGGCGGCACTGCAGGTGTCACATCATCAGCAGTGATCAATGCGATTAGACTAGGAAGCGATTTAACAAATACTCCAGATGAAATCGTGCTTTGTGTAAGTCCTTTGCCAGGGTCTTCAAATACCGATGTATTTGGGTCGTTAATTTGGCGGGAACTTTCTTAGGCATGGATGAGTTCATGCTGGGAATGCTCGTAGGAGCAGCAGCTTCTATTATTATCATTACTATTAGAGATGGAGGCGACCCGTGCCACTGAAAAAGGGCAAGATGGTACAATGTGGGAGTAACACAAGGAGATTTAGTGGCACTTCCAAAAGGTACGTCAAATTCAGGAATAAAAAACCTCAAAAAACACCAATTTAAGAAGGGTGAAAGTGGCTTTCATTTTAAGCCGCGAGAAGCAGAATGTGTGCAGTGTAATAAAAAATACACATCCCGTGGGCCAAGATCCAGCTATTGCTCAACTGTATGTAAGGAGAAAAGCAGACCTGATAAGCAAAAAACGAAGTTCGTCTGCCAGTTTTGTGATGATGAGTTCTTGAGAAGAGCAGCAAATAATGCAGGTAAGTTTTGTTCGAGACGATGTTCGGGTATGTGGGTTATAGCCAATGGGAAAAAGAATTATGTTTATCGAGCGTTTTTATACAAACCACACAAATGCAATAGGTGTGGCATAGATGATTACCAGCTATTGTGCGTACATCATAGAGATCAAAACCGCAAGAATAATGACATAGAAAATCTTGAGATTCTGTGTGCGAATTGTCATTATCGCATTCATTGGGGAAAAGGAAAAACCCGAAAAGCGAAACTAGACAATATAGTAGAATATTTACGAAGACAGGAAGAAAAGAGGAAGAAAGTATGACAGAGGGAGATCTACCAAAGCTCGGACGGCCCAAAATGTACACCGAGGAAGAGATCGAAGCGCTAGGAAAGGACCTAGTTGAAACCATGGATCATGAGGATTGTTGGCACTTAATTTATTGGGCAACTAAACACTGGCAAACGAAGGATTGGATTACTAATTTAAAAAACCAATACCCTACTTTTTCACGATACCTGAGCATTGCAAGACAGAAACTAGGCGCTAAATACGCTAGACAAGCTATGACAGATCGGGCCAATCCATGGATGATTCGGCGTTACATGCCGCATTGGGCGGATGATAAAGAATGGATACGACAAGACATGGCAGCAGAAGCTAAAATCGAAGCAGAAGCTAAGATGGAAGCAGCTGGTAAGCATCTCCAAGATCAAGACGAAAAAGCTCAGCGACTCATTGACGCTGCCGACAAGATTACTCTTAAAGGAGATGCGTGAGTCTATTCAGCGAGAAGCAAAAGCTAAGTTATCGCGAATCAGACGCTAGAATTAATGTCTGGGAAGGGGCGGTACGTTCGGGTAAGTCGTATATTTCCATCGTGCGCTTTCTAAAGGCAATCAAAGAGGGTCCTGCAGGCCTTGGAATGATTGTCGGGGTGTCCAGAGAGTCAATCCAACGAAACATCCTAAGCGAGCTATGCTCACTCATCAGCATGCCTCTCCCAGCTCCTAAAACAAACGTCGTGAACATACTCAATCGCACCATCTATCTTGTCGGTGCAAACGATGAGAGGGCACAACGTAAGATTCAGGGATCAACCCTTGCTTTAGCATACGTTGACGAAGCCACACTTATCCCGTCCGGTTTCTGGCGCATGCTACTTTCACGCTTAAGTGTTACAGGAGCGCAACTCTTTGCGACGACTAACCCAGACAGCCCGTTTCATTGGTTCAAGCAAGAGTACCTCGACAACGTAGATGTAAAGCTTAAGCGTTGGCAGTTCCGTCTATCAGACAACCCGAGTCTAAGCGATGAATACATCGATGCTCTAAAAACAGAGTACTCAGGGCTTTGGTACAAGCGCTACATAGAAGGCGAGTGGGTCCTAGCGGAAGGTGTTGTATACGATATGTTCGATGAGTCGGTGCACGTAATCAAAGCACCCCCTGCAGCGGCTAAATACTACGTTGTCGGAGTGGATTATGGAACAACGAACCCGACAGTATTTTCGCTTATCGGAATCAACATGGATGTGCACCCCAACGTTTGGCTCGAGCGTGA